GCCTCAAAACCATACCAGATATACCCCCAGATCCACACAAAATTAAAGTTGTTGGACCGGTGATGTTCTTAAGATTAAGTTCTTGGTAATTTTTTTCGTAATCCTCGTGGGAATTTTGAGATTGAACCTCAATATAGGTGGAATACCCCTTGTTTTGAGTATCAATACAAAATGTGTTGTATTGTGGCAAATTTTCAAACTTGCTGGTGATTTGGCAGCCAGCATTACCTAATCCAACTATATTCATACTATCTTCTTCATACTCCCAAAGTTCTTGCCGATACTTAAATTAGTTCTCATTTTACCAAATTGTGTCTGTGAGAAACTTGAAATTAAGTCTTCAATCATAGGTCGGTCCTCTATACTGAAATCCAACACAAGACTGTCGTGTATGCAGAAAGATACGAACGATTTCTTATCTGTCAAGAGTTTATTTATTTTTATTGCTGATGTCATAAACATATCGCTCGTTGTGCTTTGAATTAGATAATTTACAGCCTTTTCCTCTGGAGCCTTGATTTTACGATTATACAAGGTATTTACATATCCGTCAATATAATATTTACTATAAATTTGGTCACGATTAAGATATTCGTTCAATTTCTTGTTTTTTGCTTTTGGATTATATAGCCAGGAGAATACTTTCTTCTTTGTTTTCTCTCTATCATATTTGCCCTCAAATATATTAGCAGCAATCCACTCGTGGACATCGCCCTCTGGCTGGTCCTGCCCTAATAGGCCAAACAGGACCCGTAACTCGGCTGCGTTGTAATCCAGCTCCACAAAACAGTCATTTTGTGGCTCTATGGCCGCTCTTAATTCTTTGTTGAGGGTCAGTATCGGGAACGTCTCCTCTCCGGACGCCAATCTACCCGTTACAGTCGTCCAGGGGTTGTAAATAACGCGTGTTGGGCAGTCTTTTATTTTATTCAGGGCCGTGCGAACCTTGTCATCACTATAATCAAGGTTTTTAAGATTGACCTTGACCTCGTGTGTCTTTATATCATCCAGAAACCCCATCAGTTCACGCATAAAATCGTGATTGTGCGGACGCTGGTATGTGTTGAATACGTGCTCGGTTATTTTATTGCGACAGTCAAAGAAGTCCAATAAGAACTTTTCAGGCACCAAGTCATAAAAACAAACCTCATCCAAACTAACCTTCGCCGTTGAAAATGACTTAATAAACGCGTTTGCCTTCTTTGTTAGTTTTTGCCAACGGGGCTTAAGTTCCTCGGGGCACACTTGGGTTAGTGTCTGCCCTCTTGCCCACAAAAGCCCAAAATCTGAAATTTGGCCCTCAAAATTTTTCGAGGGCATCCAGGTTTTGGAAAGTTTTAAGCCTGTGGGGTCTTGGACTATCTGTCCGTCGTAGTATATGCCTTTGCACTCGTGTTTGCTGTCTAATATTTGAAAAAGCAATTTTCCTCTTACTGGGTATTTTTGGTGCCTGTTATTGAGTAGTCAACTTGTGAAGGATCATCGGCACTTTGTTTTGCAACAACTTTGCGCCTCTCATATTCATCCTGATCGATACCCTGCCAATATGCGCCTTTGATATTAAATTTAGTAACATGAAAGCCCTTCGTCAAGCTATTAATGTGTTTCAGGGCGGCAACCTCGCCAAGTAAGCGTTTCTTTCTAATCATTTCGGTGGCATAAAAATCAAAATTTTCAGGGGTGTGCAAAAAACCAGACTCAAGTAGTCTTATTTTTAGTAATATTTTTAACCAATACTCATTCATCTCCGGGCCGTCAACAGGAGGTTGGGACCTCTCAATTCGAATGGTTTTCGTCTGTCCATTACACCTGTCCCGGTCGATGGCTTCATATGTGCTGAACTGCGTATAGAAGATGGTATAAAGCTCCATAAACTTATTTCTTATATTCAATAATTCATCTAAATAGGCTTTTCTATAGTATGTTTGAAATATGTTTTCGTAACTAACACCCTTGTTACTCATATACTTCTGTGCGCCCGTTAATGTTCCGGCACTTTTCTTATCGACTAACCCAGAGGCCAAATTATAAACTAAACGCCAGGGAGCATTCTTATCAATCATAAATCCAAACTTCTTAACCTCATTGACAAAAAAGAAAAAATTAGGATCGCTAATATATTTAAGCACCTTTGCATTGTCCTGCAACCCAAAACCTTCGGAAGCTATGTCGATCATTAGACCACTGGAGTATGGGGAAGCATGTACGGTCGTTATAAAGCCTGTTTTTGTCAAGGGGAATTTATCAATGATACGAATACTATATCGCAAAAATTCCCTAACAAAATCTTGAAAATTATTTATGGCCTCAAACCTCCTACTCTTATTTAAATAAGAATCAACAAAATTAGTGTACATTTGGTCGATATGGCTTCTGTATCTGGTATCCAAGTCGCCAGAACTCCAGGCTTTTGCGACTCTAAGTTTCGGACTGTATAGGCCATCTCTATTAATTAATCCAGCGGTGCCTACCCTGTTGACATTCTTTTTCATGTCATGGAATGCATCACAAACAAAGTCGACTGCAAAATGTGTTGCTTTACGTCCACCATAAATACTTTCAAGGTTTGAGTCATCTAATATAATAGCATCACCTACGTTGTCAACTCTCCCATAAAATAAATGCTTTCTCTGTATGTCAAAGTTTTTAACACCAGGAAAGTTTGGATAAAAATCATTTAAATTATTCTTAGAATTAAAAATTGACTCTACTACGTTTCGACCCATTTATCTCTTTCCTTGTGCTGTTTGTGTACCAATTACTTTTGTTTCGTATTTACCGGCAGTTATGGTGGACTGTACTTTGCCTATTAGGTGATACCCACCAAGATTCATTTGATAGGCCAGAGACCCTGCATCTTCAATCGACCCTAAACCGGCGAGACTTGGGTTGACATAGTAATACATACCCGGGCTGAATAAGGACGTTCCAATGAGGCTTAAATCTGTGTTATAAGGCAACTTCAGCTGCTCCATCTGATCAACACCCTGCTCTTCTGCTTGTTGTGACCTCAACTCTGTTAAGAAATTTATGTTAACTTTCTTAAAAGACATATCTTTTAAAAGTCCCATGTCAGACCCAATATTAAAGTGATATATTCCATCTCTTACATCCTCAGCTGGGTCGCCGCGGCGCTCCAGTAGCGACTTGGCAGTTGTCATATAAATCAGCAAATAATCATACGAAGTTTTGATCATCGATTCAGTAGACATTGGCTTGGTCACCTTGTTCGTATATTCTTGTTTAAATTCAGCGCTGTCTATGTCAAGAACACGCCGGGTGGGCAATAGTTCTTCTATTTTGCCAACTTGTCGGCCACATATCAAATGATCTGATCCACCAAAATCAACTTGTTTTCCAGGCAAGGTCAAAGCAACCATACTGGCCCGTGTGCCGCCGACTTTAAAAGATTTTGGCATACCAACACCCAGAGCCGGAACAACTAAGTTGTTTATTAAACTGGTGATGAAGCTACCTAAAGGCATTTGTGATCGCCGGCGTCTGACTATTTTATTTATAAACCAAGATCTAAAATAATTAAACGATACGGGGAATTGTGCCATATTGACTCTTTTAATATTTCCGTTAGAGTCTCTATATTCCATAGGGCCAAGAAGTATACGCGCGTTCTTCAGCGGATATCCTAACGCCGTATTTTTATCATCTGGAGGAAAATAAGATTCTGTTCGGAATACAGATCTCATATCGTGAGGACCAGGTGGGCCAGTAAATTCGATGTTTTCTTTGAAATTTATTACCCCCATGCCGGCATTCTTACACGCCAATTCAATAATATCTCCAAGATAAATAAAATAAAACTTGTGGCTCTTGTTTGAAGATCCAAGTACTCCCTTTCTGGCGGGGTCTGGTTTCTTTTTTTTCTGGTCCTTTTCATCATCTTTTGATTCAGATTCTGACTCGATAGCTGACATTATTTGTTGCGCAGTATCATTAGCAATCTTTGGATCAACGGGGTCGGTGCGGTGGCACCTATTGATCATTACGCCTGTTGTTCCCTTTCCTATCGCAGTAGTCTTCGAGAGAAGGCTTTCTCTTCTTGTTATATTATTTTGCTCAATGCCGCGACCCGTGGGGTCGTCTTTAAAAACTATGCCCTTTGATGTCGCAATTGTATTAGCATCTGCATTGATGCAAAATAATCTTGTGCCATGTGAGCTTTCTGACTCATCATTCCCAGTAATAATCTGATCTACAAAACTCTTATACACATCTTTTTTGAACGCCCCTATTTTCTTTTTTATTGCCGCAATAGCAGCATCAATAATCTTGTCGTCTTTAAACCAACCAAAAATAAGTTCGTCATTTTCCTTAATTCTCTCAATTGGTATACCCACAATCTTTGGATCGATCTCTTTTAAAACAACATCTTTAAAGAAGGCGTCCTCACGAAACATCTTTCTTGCTTTATCTCTTGATTTACATTTATCGTCCTTACATCCGGGGCTTTTTAATTCTTTGTGAATTGAGCCCAGTTGTGCGATCATCTTAGAAACGCGAGACATGTTATACTGAGCGTCCGCTCTTTTGGAAATTGTAACTTGCCCATTCTTTGTAATTCTAAAAGTATTTTGAAAAATATTAACCTGGTTTGATCCTATAACTGTCTCTATTCTGCCGCGGTATTTTGCAGTCAAATCCACCTGGCCGTTCTTTTTAATTTTTAAATCATAGTCCAATAACGATAAAGCAACAATTAGATTCATTTTTTCTATATTAGCAATATTTCTAACATCATCTGCTGTAAGGCTTAGACCATTCAATTGTTCTTTGGAGGGCGCGGTGTATCCTACCAGGGCTTTTATCTCATAGTGCTTAGGGTTGTATGTTTCAGTATTTCTATCAATCTTTGCTGGCGCCCATGTGATTAAATCTAAATATCGTAACCCTCCTTTAGAAAAATGAGGTTCACCGGGAGGACTTGCTTGTAAATCTTTTAAACTCTTAAAGGTCAGTCTTAGTGTGCAGTTAATATTATTTTCTATCACACCATGTGTCTCACCGTTTTGCTCTATGCTAAAAGACTTTAAACCAATATTTCGCCAGGAAGGCCTGGTACTTTCGTATGCTAAATAATCTTGCACAGTAGCAGCAGTCTCTTGGCCAAAATTATCTGAAAACCTAAACTCCTTATAACAAGGGGTGGGAAGCGCCACTATCTTTTGGTCATCTACAGACCCGTCCTCTTGAAATAAAGCCTCTTCATAATTAACCTTATATATACGAATCTTTGGTTGCATTAGAGATAAGGCAGAAGTCCGAATCTTATAAAAAACATCAATATTGTCAATACCTCTTAGTTTGTTAACTATCTGCGTGGGATTGCCGTTGATTTGTCGAAATGTCTTATATTCAAACAAATGTTTGTTGGCGGTATAATAAGTTGCAGCTTGGTCTATGTTTTGTGAAAGAATATATTGCTCTAAATTTGATACATTTCTATCATCATTAGTAATCTTCTTCTTATCTTTAACCTTCTGCTTTTTAGCAGTAGATGCCTTGCCCTTGCCACCAGGAGTTGTAATATCTTTAGCCATTTTAATATCCTATATAAAATAAAACAGTTTCCAAGGGGACCGGTATATATATAACATCGCCTAAATTTAAATGAAATTCTGTTGGTTTTTGATTATAAAAAGCGATAACCCACCACATCTCTGGGTCACTATAGTATTCGTCTGCTAACTTAAAAAACCTGTCTCCAGTGGTCCACACATGAGCGATGCTGTTAAACTTTGACATATCATCAACGGACGGATGTTTGAAGGTGGGCGTGTTAAATTGCTTAATCTGCCCCATACCCCTTGTTTTCTTAAGGAATCTCTTATAAGCCTCTCGATCGTTAAGGAACACTCTTTGGTTTTTATATCTCATCTATAACATACCTCATTTAGCTTTAATCGGAGTCTCTACGCCACGTTGGTCGCCCAAGTCGCGCATCTGTAATTCGTCTTGCTTATCTTGTGTTGATCCGGGTGTGCGCGACGATACTGCCGGTGTCTGAGCGTCTTCATACACAGGGCCCGGAGCTGGCATATCCGATGTGTCACGCACCAAGCCAAAGTCATACGGATAACCAGTTGCCCCGAGTCCACCTCTCCACTGGCCGGTGCTGAAATCCCAACCCAAAGAATGGTCATGAACAATATCCAAATTACAACTTATCTTCATTAATTTAGGAACAAGTATGTTTTTGCCAGCATTTGTACTATTTTCGAAGCCGGCTGATTTTATCAACCCGAAATCATCTTGGAAGGGCTTTATACTAACAAACCCCATGCTCGTATCGTGCTGCACATTTAAGCCTTGAATCACACAGAGAATACCTTGGCCGTCACTGGTCGGGGACGATATTAAATTGGCATGCCTTACGCGAAACAAAGGTGAAGCAGCAATAGAAGTAGCGGTATCAGTCTCTTTATAAGATGGATAAAGAGACGCCATCAGCCAACTCAAATTATTCAGATTGTCCAAGGCCATCGCTTTTGAACTGGCTGGCAAGGCCCAAGAAACTTGAATCGTTCTTTTGCTTTTACTCCAAATATAAAATGGGTCTGTTCGACCAAAAGGCTGCTCTGCGGTGTGTGTTGACTGGATCCTATCTGATATACTGTCAATGTATGCTATAAACTGGATGACAGGGGGTCTTTTAATATGCACTGGTATAAACTCTAATAGAGTTCCGGCCTCTGCTCCGGCAGAACTGTTAAAATCATTCTTCTTGAATTTAACATTCTGGAACGTTTGTTTCCCGCCGGCGTGGGCAGCAATTTCTGATTGAAAAAATTTAGGCATATAATTAGATCTCCGTTATGGACGCGTCGCGCCACCCATGTTCTCAAGAACAACACCAGTTATTTCCTTCCCGTCAACAGAAAGGGTGATATTCCCTAAACCCATATTCTGCAAATTCTCATTTAAAACTCGCAACTGTTCCTTGACTCCTTCAAACCCTTGGGTTGCCGCGTCACCACCAAGCGCCGTTGGTGAGAAAGACTCAGATAAGTTACCGGTGGCAGCGCCAATAGTGCCGAAGTTGGCTTTTAAAGCCTCAACAGGCGTAGGCCCGGTTTCTGGTTTTTCCGGAAAGACCCCCACTGCTTCACCTGCATCAATAAGGCCTTCAGTGATTGCTTGTTCGATAGGAATTCCTATTAGAGCACTGGCGCCTTCTAAAGCGGCTTTAAAAGCACCGAATGGTCCTTGATTAGCATTTGCCATATCCGCGGAAATGTTTGAAAGCTTAGTCATGGCGCCGAGCAGGCCCATGGCTGATTGTTCGCTGGACTGTAACTGATCCCTGCCCTTTTCAAAAGCAGTGAACATGGTCTTAGCTCCTTGAGATGCTGCGACCCGAGACTTTTTAACAAACTCTCTAAATGCGCCTCCAGTACTGGAAAGGTTCTTTTGGAGCTTTTCGCCAGAAGTCATGGTGCTTGTGATTTGCGCTTCAAGGTCCTGTTGAGACATCGCAGCAGTATCAATTCCAGCAGAAATCGATTCATAGTCTTCTTTACCACCCAACAATTTACCAGCGGCGTCGACGTCTAAATTCAAAGTACTGGCTATGACTTGCTTAACTCGACGATCAGCATCTTCAAAGCTCACGCCGGCTGCGTCCATTGCGTCTTGGATCATGCTGATTTTGTCTGCCGGGTCAGCATGCACCAGCGCATTAACATCCAGTAGAGTATCACCCATAACTGCATTGAATGCCTGCGCTGCATTTGCTGCTCCCTTAAATGTATCCAACCTCCCAGCCAACTTACCAAGCTCTCCTACAGCCAGACCAGTTGCAACAGACTGTGCCTCTAATTCTGCAAACACTTCAACGGCTCGATCACCGAATTGGGCCAATGTAGGCATTAGCCCGGTAAAATCTTTCATTGCCTGACCTACGTTAATTCCCAAAGACTTAGACACGCTCAAAAGAGATTTAATAGATTTTGTTGCTTGCATCGGCGTTTGACCAATAGATTTAGTAAAAGTATTAAGTGCTTTTGTAGACGTCCCTATGTCAACGCCAATCTTTTTCATACCAGCAACCAGGTTCGCCGTGAAAACAGTGGTCTCTTTATTCGCCTCCATGAATCCCGGGCGGAATAACATGACATTGTTTAAAAGGCCTTTCATAGCCTCACCGGTATCCTGCGCAGAAATACCAACATTAACTAAAGGACGCTCCATTCCTTCTGGGAATAGCCCGGGCTCACCCATTGCGTGTAAGGGATCAAGAGCAAAGGTGAAGTTATCATACAGGTCTTCTGAAAATATGCCAGTATTTTTTACAATGCTTCTAAAGTTAGTGTCAATTGCAGGAGCCATTCCGGCCAGGCCGGCCCTAAGTGCTGTTAGTGTAACGCCACTATTGACACCAAACTTATTCATTGCGACGGACATCGCCATTAACTCTGGTGAATCCGCAAAGCCCTTAAGTAACTGCAAGGCGCCTGATCCGGCGGCAACGCCCACCTCTAAGCCCGATCGTAAGGCTTCGCCAATACTATTAATCTGCAGCTTTGTGTCGACTTCTCGTTTACGTGCGCGATTTGCAGCTGCATCTGCATCAGAGTTTGCGTCTGCAAGCATTTTTCTCCTGGCTTGATCGGCGCGTTGGCGAACTGATTCTGTTTTTTCAATTGCTTCTCGGACTCGATCTTCTGCTATGCCAGACTCTTTTTTATACTCCAAAAGAGTTTCCATTAACGCTTTTTGGTCCTCTAATACTTGTTTTTTCTTTTCATTTGTTTCAGCTTCAATTAATTTTTCCTGTTTTACAATACTTTCATCCTGAAGCTCCAAGAAGTTCCTAAACAATGCAGTAGAGTCACTGATTGCAGAAGTCATCTGAAAAGACAGTTCTCCTTGATATCCAGCAGCTTTCTCAAGTAGCTCAAGCCTCTCCCGTAACAGTTCATTATATTTCTCCTGTTCTGGTATGTTAACATCGGCCATTACTGCTTACACCTCTCGCTTGCTAATATAAATAGTCTGCAAGATAAAATAAGAAAACCCTATGCATTACACACAGGGTTTTAGCTTCTTGCGGTTTCTGCTGCCTCTCTCTGTAGGTCGAAGTATTCTTTTAATTTAGCTAAATACCAACGCCGCAACCCTACCGGTAAATTATAGGCTTCGATAAAACTCCAGCCGCCATGAAACTGCAATATGAAAAACTCTTCATAAACAGATTCCATATATTCTTCATCTAGGCCAAAAAAACTCCGCGGAAAGCGGAACCTCCACTATTTGTGATTTAAAGCAGTTGGAACACACAATGCTTTCAAGCAGTTCCACTCTTGGCGTCAAAGAAGAGTAAATATCTCTTAAAAACTTTGAGTCTCCTGCCGGCATGCTTTCAACAAAATTAATTATTTGACTGTAATTTGTGTTATCGTCAACAGCTACAATAAAAGTAGCTAACATTCCTGTGATTGTGTTTGTTCTACTTTCAGAATCATCATCAAGATATTTTTTTTCTTCTTTTCCAGTAATTGGTGAAATAGATACCTTTACTTTAGATATTGGTAATTCTACATCAAAGGTTCTATTTTCTTCATTAAAAATAATATTATTTTCATGAAGATACCTCTCATCAAAACAATCCCCAGTAATACTTGACTCTTTTAGATCATACACAAACTCATTCATACTTGCACATGCTTTACAAGGTACTGTGGCGTTATATTCGCTTCCGTAGCTGGATATTCTTGCAGCCATCATGATTGCGGTTTTATCAGCCAGCAATAAACTATTTGGATCAACGTCTTCGACAATCAAACTCTCCAAAAGACGTTCAATCATAACGCCTTTTTTGATCAAAGCTTGTGAAGACAATATATCCTCGTCTTTGGCCGTCATAAACTTAATTTCAACCGTTTCTTGGTTAAAAAATGGGTGTCCTTCAGGATAAAAGACCCCCCTTGACGGCAGCTCAACAAATTCAGTCGGAACCACATAAGCCAGGTTGGCTTGCGATGTGGCAGCAGGCTGGGGGCGAGCTTGGGGCCCCGTGCGCCTCTGATTATTTCTCATTTATGCCTCTCTTTTCTATTAACCTAAAGGTACTCCGCCATCCACAGAACTATAAGTAGCATAATCATAACTGATATCGACAGTAACGTTAATGATCTCTTCACTACCATAATCCAAGGTGTCAGCAAATTTAACACTCTTTAGGAATGCATTCTTAAGTGTCCACTCTTCAACGTAGTTGGTTGCGTCAACAGGCCCGCGCACTTCGCCAGGATCCACGCCGGCCGGCAGAATGATTCCGCCGCCGTCTAATTGTTTAATTGTAACTTCACCAATGGTCCCCACGGTACCAACCTTCGTAACGCCGGTCAACAGGCCGGCCTCATCAACTGGCTCAACGTAGCCGGAGTTGCGGAGAGCATTGTAGAATTTGGATCCAACATTTGGCTCAAGAGCATCAATAAATGTAACTGAAATGTCTTGCCACTTTACAACACCAGGAAACTTAAAAACATGATTCAAAACATTATGCTCTTTAATAGCCATATCGTAAGACGGCTTTGCAGCGGTCTTTGCCATAAAAGTTAAATCTGATAACTCCGAGAAGTTAACCAAAAAGCGGAAAGCTCTTTTTGGCTGAAAGCCCCCGGGTCCTGTATTTGAAAAGAATGCCATGTATTTAGTCTCCTGTTACTTATATAATTAGTGTTTTCGAAAATTAATCGTCAAAAGAAGCCCCGCTCCTGGTGATAATAAAGTCAAGTGCGATAAACTCAATCGACCGTGCAGGCTTCAAGAAAATCTTCGCATACATGATATTTCTATCAACCAAGTCAGGGGTTGTGGTATCGGTGTCCAACACGACCTTGAAGTCCATCAAACCATTGCCAGCTTTAATTCCCTCAAGGAAGGGAATAACTTGACCCTTGAACCGATCCCAAGTGGACTGGACGTTTTGGTCAAAAAGAATATTTGATGCAATTCTGGAAATCTCCTTCTTCGTGTGAATAAGGAGTCTTCGAACATTAATCCTGTCCAGAGCCGAAGGCGTAACCTGTAAGGTCTTCTGACCAAAGATTACGATACCCTCCGCAGGGAAAGTAGCAATCGGATTAATATTTGCATCATAAAGCTCGTCTCTATTGTCGGAGGTCAGGCGTTGCCTTACACCAACCACTGGAAGCCCAGCAGAGCCTTCGCTTAAGCCGCCGCGGGTGAAACCAGCAGGGGCAAACCACACAGCAGACTTGCGCTGTGCGCTTGAGAAAGTACCCAAGGCAACCACTGAGGGCGGCACGTAGAGCATACTATCCGAGAAGATATCGCGGATCTTCACGAACGGATAGAAAGTGCAACCATAGCTGGAGTTGATGGCCATATCCTTGAACTCTCTAACAACATCAGTTACAGAACCTAAGTTTCCGCTGTCTGTGTCGCCGTCGGCGCGTTCATGAGGAGGCTTGTAGTTACCAGCAAGGTCGATAATCGCCAAGGCATCTCCACGCTCTTCAGCCGCATTAACCAATTGGCTATTGAGGCTCGTGTTAGTGATACCAGGCATGGCAATTAAGTCATACTCCAAGAAGTCTTTATCTGCTGCCATATCGACAGCCTTCTTAAGGCTGTAGTATGTGCTATTAGCGGAGACCGTTGAGGTATCCATATAGCTGTTACGAAGCGGATCAGGTTCAGTTACATCAAACCCATCAAACCCACCGAACATTGGAGATGTAAATCTATCAAACCCACAATCCGAGCCAGTTAGGACATAGAAAGAGCCAGAGCCCGCGGAGAAGGACGATCCATCGGCGCGCGAGCCTGAAGCGTGGTGAGCATGATCTGAAGCACCCACGTCGCTCGGCTTGATATCTTCCAAGGTGAACGCCCAAGAGTACTGGGTCTCTCCGGAGGTTGGATCCCCTAACGGATCCAAACCTGCTGGTGCGCCGCGAAGAAGGTCAAGATTAGCTCGATCAAATCTTTTTGTGCCCTTCACAGAAGAGTTGTAGCCAAAATAAGCCTTACTCGGCGTCACCAAATCACCCTCTGAGGAGGAAACTCTCAATCTCGTAGTTGGAAATTGTATCGAGGCTGTAAAAGGAGCAGACGCGCTAACCAATACGTTCTGTCCGAGGGTGGCTGGCGTATATTGTGATGGGAAGGACCCTGAACCATCAGCAAGAATTGTTTGGTAGCTGCACCCGAGGGCCACTTGGCTGCCGCTAATCGAGTGTGTCTCTACAACCACCGGGCCGTATACGCCCATGGGCAAGAGACCTTCGCCTTCAGCATTGGCAATTGCATCAGAAACCTTGACACGAATATATTGTGAGCGGTTGTCGTTATCTCCAAACTCACGGACAAGGTTGTTTGTGCTATCAAAGTCATAATGCTTATCACCAATGACGCGGCCAATATACTTAGGAGATGTGGGTTTTAAATTCACGCCGGAGAACTGTTCCAACACTTTCGGATTGTTATCACTGTCAGTCGCGTCTCTCACAGCTACAGTGAATGTACCATATTGATTGTATTTATCGGTCGGCGGTTTAATATCTTGAATTGAGATTTTAATATCGCGATTTGCAACTTCGCCATTGCCTGGGTCTTGAGTGCGGCCAGCGCCGCCGAGGGCGTAGAAGCGGAATAACTTCTCTGTATGAGAAGCGGGGGCAAAAGATGCTGTCTCACCACCGCGGGTATCCTGCGAAAAGAACCACTGTGTACCGGCAGCTTTTGCTACCTGCTTGTGGTTAGCCCACTTGCCAACTGCATTTCCAGATCCCTCAAGGGCTAAAATCACCCCAAAGAAGTCGCCGCTGTCGGAATTGGTGACGCCAGCAATTTTAAGCTTACTATTTTCGCCATTCCTGACATTAGACTCGAATGTCTCTCCCAGCCAATAACCCGCAGTGGAGCCCGCTGGAGTGACGGCGCTATTTGTTAAAGTAGGATTAGTGTTGAATACTTTGCGAATGAAATTGCTCGAATCACGGTCAAAATTAAATTTCGCGGATTTTTCAACTGCTGAAGCATCGTCTAAAATCTTAGCAGTAAATTCCAAACCAGAGTAGCTCTGGATCCACATAGAAGCTGAACCGGTTGTAGCTACTGGTCCCCCCAGGTGGGAGCTGCCGCGCGAGGTACCATCAAGAACGACAGCGCCGTTATTGACATACCAAACAGCAGCCAATGTGCCAGTGCCAAAGTCTGCGGAAGCAGAAGGTACGATAAATAGACCATAAGCGCCGCCAGTCGTAGAGCCAGTGGTACCGTGAGAAGTTTCAGTGCCACTGGAGTTTTTAGTACTCCAGCCTGCCAAGGCTTTAAGCGAATCCGCTGCAGCCGTGGAGGACTCATCACCCAAGACGCGGAAAACAGTGCAAGGTGAGTTATTCCTCAACCAAGCCTGGGCGGCGTAAGCAGCATAAGTGGGAGCAGTAGGGGCACCAGTACGCCAAACATCCCCCGCTGCGTTACCAGCAGAAGGATACCCAAAGAGAGAGACAAATTCCTTAAACGAATTAACCTTTACAGGCCTGTTGGCTGGTCCTTTAGTAAAACGGCCAATAATCATTGGGCCCATGCGTTCTGGCAAGGCCGGTATCCCTGATTCGTCAATCTCTTGTAGAAAGACCCCGGGTGAAATAAATTTAAACTTGTCAACTCCCATGTTTTTACTCCTCAGTATTAAGCGAGTTCATTTTTGATGAACTTTTTCTTTAATAAATAGTCCTGCTTATTCACAAAATCCTTTAAAATCTAAATTCCCCGTCTTCATCCTGAACAACAATTCTTTCTCGCGCGAACCTTATTTGTACAGCATTTTCTCTTCGGACGACACGAGGCTGCTTTTGATTCTTGTCATCTCCAATAAGATAGCCGAAGACATTCATGCTGATTGTTGTTTCATATTTCCTTTCCTCTGCTTGATAATTAGATATATTGTTGTTCATTGTATATTCTTCTTGGATGAATGCTTCATATCTATTTGAGTTGTTTTCTATGATAACTCTCTTGTGAGCATTCGAAACCCTTATAAAAGGAGTGAGTAACTCATTCATTTGCTGTTGATATTCAGTTCTCAAAACAATCTTATATCCAACATCAACATATATTGGTATTGGAATTGTTAAAGTGTCATAAACTATTTTTTTATTTTTCTTGTTGCGATATATAGGATAATTCTCTTGGCCGCGACGACGGTATGCATCAGCATTAGCAAAGTTGCTTGTTTTGTCTTGATTTATAATCTTATTTATGGTTAGATACCCGCCTTTAAGGTCACCGACAGGGTCGACCTTTGCATATGGGATAACCCTGCTCTTTTCGTCTTTTTTAACCGAGTCTCGCTCAATAGAGATAACCGGCAGAATGATCATTCCAGCCTTATCTCTACGAATGTCGTCATCTTTGATGTTGTGAGCGCGCTCTGACCCAGACCAAATAACAGGCGTTTTACGAAAACCCTTGTTTGAGCTGGTTTTTAGATCCATTATTTCATCAACGAACTTATATACCGCAAAGTCAATATCTTCTAAATTGGACTTAAACCTCGGGACATCACGGGATGTCTTTTCTTCACTAAGACCCATCGAATAAGCCCTCCCGTGATTTTATACATTCTGCCGCAATTTCTATCATGCGATCAGCCTGGCCAAAAAGTTCTTTTGGTTGTTTGAGAGTTGTGATTTCATAATAGGCATCACCATAAGCAATAAAGTCACCTTCGCGGACAAACAGATCCTGATCTTCTGTGAGCCTTCTCTTGTGGAAATGGGCTGTTAGCTTTGTGATTTTATCAATACCGTATTTATCCGTTGAAGTTTCTTCTCCTTTAAATTCTATAAGAGCATACACTCTTATCGGAGGCAAAAACGTCTTTACGATTGCTTCATTGTAAAGTGGATGAAAATTAGTATGTTCCAAATCAATAGGGTAATACGCAACAACCTGCCCAATGACTCTTTCAATGAGTTCGTCGTTAACTTGTTTAACCAGATCACGCTCTTTTTCTCCTAAAAAGAGAGGAGGCGGGGGCTGTGTCGGTTGCGACCATTTGTTTTTTTCACTTGCCATTTAATTTATCCTACATACACGAAGTAAGGGAAGGTTTTAGCCACTTCATTGGTGTTGGTTGTTATATTCTTTTGAATTTCTGTAATTTTCTCGTATGTTAACTCATCGAGAACTTTTTGTAATTCTTCGCGAAGCGATTTTTGTTCCTCTCTGCCTTCTGTAATTAACTCTTTGCCATTTAGGTTAACAGTATCACCAGGAATTGGAATCGCGGCGAATTTAGATCTAATCTGGCCCAGCGTCTCTTTTGAAAGAGCTAAAGCAAACCTACGAATCCATTGTTTACCAACTGAGTTGATGTTTTGAAATGGCAAATTTGCCAATGGCAGGGTGCTCATATTATTTACACCCTCAACGCCGCTTTCTCTGTCGCCCTGCTCTTCCCATGGATCATCATCAACAGAAAATTCAAACCAGATCTTGCTTGGCGATACCGATGTCGGCGTGGGAAAGATCTTTAAATTATTATTTTTTATTTCATACGAATAATGAGAATTCCTAGTGTATATTGCATCTTCATAAGTCATTGCTTGAAGTTTATTTTGCCATGGTGGAATAACCTCAAATGTAGAATCATCTGCGAACATACCATATGTCGACATATTGCCAACAGAGTTCATGCCTCCGTAGTATCCATAAAACCTCCACATTGCATGCGGAGTCTTATAATACACTCTACGAATATTAATTCTATTATTACCAACCTTGTTGTAAAAAAGAGAATCGCTGTTTGTGGCAGAACTTGAGATAATATTTTGTAAATCATAATCTTGTACAGACTGTGTAGTGCTAATAGAGGCAGAATAAATTGGGATTGTCCCACCTAAGCCGACTTCTGTCGCGGCGAGATCCATTACTCTCTTACTATAGCCTAATTTGAATTTAGGAAACTTAGTTTCAATGTTCGAACCACTTAAAGAGTCAGTTCTTTGGCCATCGGAATCAAATGTGCCTGTTGTGGCGCCCAGTGAGCTATGAAGTATGTTTTTAGACTGATGGACATTAACAATGTAAGAATATTCTAATACAGCCTCTTCATAAGCTGCGTAGATATTACCAACTGTCAACTCAATGTCTAATACATCGCCGCCAAGCTTCTTGAAAGTGTAAGCAACTTGGTCAGCTGCGCCGGTTATGAAATTTGAGTCAAATAAATCGGCGTCTTCAGTCACATAAAGACCAAAGGGATAGTGTGTAGTTAATCCAGCACCATCAGTGCCTGTGCCAAGAGTGCCTGTTGCAGGCAGTATGACTGCTGACGTCTGCGAGCTTGGTGTTAAAGTAGGAACTGCCATTCAATTAAGTCTCCTTATCAACTATAAATAGTTGGGAGACTTTGTTTTATCCTTCAGAGCTTGACTTCTTGGATTTTGTCTTGAAAAGGCTGCTCTTAGTGGTTGTTTTCTTTGCAGTTGTTTTCTTTGCCGCGGGCTTTTTGGGGGCAGCTTTCTTTGCTGCAGCAGGCTTTTTGGCCACGGGCTTTGGAGCAACTGGCTTTTCAACGACAGGCGTCTCAACAACTGGGGGTGTTTCAACCACTGGTGCAACGGGCTCGGGGGCTGGCGCTGCTTTGGGGGGTTGAACTAATTCTTCTTTAACAGCTTCGTGAGGGGTGCTTTTCGCCTCAAGAGCCTTAGCATAAGGATGGGAAGCATATTTTCTTCCATACTTCTGGGGGTATCTTCTAATTCTTGCTTTCTTGCCCATTGTTCGTCTCCTTGGTTATGAATAAATAGTGATAAAAAACAAAAAACCCCCAACCGTTTGGAAGGGGGTTTGTTAAGATGGCTTCTAAGAAACCTTAGTCAACATCGGTGAATATTGCAGCGCCAGTTCCGTCAGCGTCGTGGCTGACCACAACACCGCTCACTAACCACTGAGTTGCGGAGACCCTTAAGCACTCTATGTACGTTCCAGGCTGGCCGCCACTATGGTTAAGGTTGGCGTCTAAGGTGATTTTGTTGTCATCTGCCCCTGGCACAATTAGGGTGATGTTATCGGTGCCGTCGCCGGCGCCTGCCGCAGCGTTATCGCCGTATGTCAGGCCGCCAATAAACATGTCGCCACTAGTGTCAGTCGTGTCAGCGGTAGTAATCGTATAAGCGCTGTTGTTGGCAGTTATGACCACAAAGCGATAGAACGTGCCCACCGGTGCAGTAGCTACATCAGGCAGTGTGACAGCCAAAGCCGAGGTAGAATTAAGAAGAATTGTCTTTCCGGTATCGGTAAAGTCAAGGTCCTTAGCGGCGGTCAATTCTAAAATGTTTTTTCTTGCGCCCTCTCTGGCCGCTCTTCCTATCTTACTCATGTTTGTTTTCTCCTTGAAGTATAAAAGGCACCCTGCCTTATCAATCATAGTAAATAGTAAAGTGATCCGTTAAATACCAAATAAAAAACCCCGCCAAGGAAAAACCAAGGCGGGGTTAGTTTGTATTACTTAGTGATTAAACAGACTTAGCTGCCAGACTCACCAAGCAAGCCGCGAACCACGACGAGACCGTACATATCAGGACGGACCATCTGCTTAGCGTAGCGCGTCATGACGCCCTTACGCGGCACGAAGTCTTCCGTACCAAAGATGGTAGGCGTGACCTGCAGTGGCACATACGGAGCGTACACATAGCCACTCTCCAAGAAGCTGCCACCCTTGCGACCCACGAGAACAACGTTACGGGGGAAGTAGGGATCAACATAGACGTCGAACTTCTTGCTCATGCTACCGACATTAACGGCACCAACAGTACCCTTATCAGCGTCAGCAGTAACGCTGGCGCGGAATCCGGCAGTGAACTCAAGGATGTTCGCAACCTCTGGCGAAGTCACCAGGAAGTTAGCGCCACCACGGAGAGTCTTTCTGTGGATCTGAGCCGACACATCGTTAATGGTCTCGACAAGAGTCTCATACCATTCGCTGACCGTACCGGTGAAGTCCGGGGCAGCGGCGGTCGCACCAAGCTCTACGCCGGTCGATCGGTTAACAAAAAGACCAGGTGCGCGGGACCAGTAATACGTACCAGCGGTAGCACCTTGCACCAGATCGTTGAGAATCTCACGATCAATTTCGAGAGCAATCTGCTCAGAAAGGATCTGCGTAAGCTCAACCTCGGCGTCAAGGTTATGATAAGCATTAAGGTCTTGACCCAGCTCAGGCGACCACTTCGCTTTGAGCTTTTTGGTCATCGCCGTAACAGCAATACTTTCCACCTTGATATCAATTTCAGCAATCTCTTGCTTGTTTGTGCCATCGGCTGCGACGCCCTGGTTGCCAGTTGCTCCCAGCGGCTCTTCAAGGGGCCAATTGCCAGTACCGACAACAGAACCCATGCCAGCGCCCTGGGTGAAGCCATCAGTATACGGAAAGCTAATATCAGGGGTAGTAGAGGTCGAAGTAGTGACAGCTCCGGAGGCGCCATCAATAATAGTAAACGTAAGCAAGTTCGTCGTTGCATCATAAGATGTCAAACGTCGAACAAGTTCGTCGTCGCCGCCGAGTGTACTAGTTCCCTCTGGAGAGAAGTGGATTGCACCCAAAGCTTCCTTGTTGAGGTTGGCCGGGGCCACAGTCGTAAGCTGAATGATGCCCTTGGCAGACGCTGCGCCCAAAAGATCCGGGTCGAAGCGAACCGCTTTCTTTTCAGCCTCCGTGAGCGCACCAATAGTTGTAGTAGTCATGGTGGCCGCGGCCAGGGTGATGTTTTGACTATTACCAGATGCATGTGCGTATGCATTCGCGAGGTTGTAGAAACCACCACCAGTCTCCAAGATGTCTGTGACACCGCCAGTGATCTGGCTGCCAGTCACACCACCGCCGTAAACAGATTGGCCGGCCGTGGCGCCGTTAAAGGTGCCTTCATATGTAAAGTCCAAGAAGAAGATGAGGCCCGAGGGCAAGCTCATCGGCTGAACCGATACAAGGTCATTAGCCAGCAATCCGCCGAAAACACGACGAACGATGGGGAAAGCAACACTGGCGAAGCCTTCGACATCACCAGCAGACATGGACGAAGCCTCTTTCAGAAGCTGCGAGGCCTGGTTCTCCAAAAGGCGAGCCATGCCATTTTTCTTGGAATCATCAGTGATCCCCTCAAGAAGTCCAGTAGCTTCCCACTTATCAAGTAGAGCAGCACCTTCTCTCTGGAGGGATCGGCTTTTGATACCTTCAGTTAGTTTTTGTAAAACAGACATTATTTAAATCCTCCTTATATATTGTTTAATTTTTGTCTATTCCCGCAAGGAATTTCCAACGGTTAAACGCTGGATCTGATTTATGCCCAGCAGAATCTTTCTTTCTGCTTGACAAAACCATTGAAGACGTCTTTTGAACTGCCTCA